GGCACTCATGGCATCCTGTATGCCACTCATGGCATCCGCAGCACCGGTGTTTCCCATTTCTTCAAACATATCAGACAAGTTCCCGGCGAGATTACCTATCAAATCAGCCGTTTCCGATGCTGATTCACCAATTTTGGCAAGCTTCTTGGTAGTGGTTTCCTTGTCATCTCCCGTTTTAAACAATGCCTTTAAATCGTTTATCAAAGTGGAAAAAGGATTTTTCTTTACTCCTACTGAATACAATTCCTCTACCGCCTGCTGAATGGCTTTCAAATCTTTCGGTGAAGACTTCAAGGTTTTTAACTGCTCTGCCGTAAAACCGAATTTTGGAGTTATATCCTCCGATGGTGTAGTGGACAGATAAGCCAGCAATTCCCTTGTGGAAGCGGTTATCTTATTTATTTCCGATACGGACTTATTGGAAGCATCCTCAAACAAGGCAATAAGAAAAGTGGAATTTTTCTGCATTTCCTCCATTTCGGTATCATTAACTTGCTTGAGAGCCTCCTTGCGCCGCTTTTCCAATTCGGTTAAAGCAGTATTCTTAATATCTTCACCCAAGGGCTGGCCGTCCGCTCCGATTCCATTCTCCACAATCTTACGCTGGGCATCAAACTGTTTATTTATAGCCGCACGTTGTTGTTCATAACTACGGTATTTCCCTAACAGTTCTTTCAACAGTTTGTCTTCCGAACTCTTTTTATACAAAATTGCGGCATCTTCATAATCTTTCAACTGTTTTTTCTGGCTTTCAGAAAGGTCATCAACCGTAACCACCGGAGAAGTAAGTCCCTTTTTCTTATAATCCGGATGGGCGGTTTCAAATTCAAGTTGAGTTTTATCCTGCAACTCTTTCACCCATTGCTGTTCACGTCGATGGTTTTCTTCGATTAGCTTATCATAATGTAAATTTATGGCGGCTTTTTCTTTCTCCACACCTTCATCCATTGCGGAAATACGGGCTTCACGAATTTCAAACTCGCTCTGCCGTTCCTGTCTGGCCAGACTTTGCGTATATTCTCTTATCTGTCTCTCACGGGTGTCTTTCTCCACTTTTAAGCGGTTGGCGGTTTCCACCGCTGAAGTACCCTTGACGGTTTTCGTTTCACCGCCCAAATTCTCATACTTCTTTTTGGCCGATTCCTCTTTCTGTCGGGCTTTTTCTAACGCAGATTTATAGGCGGCTTCATCCGGGTATTTGATACGGTCGTTACGACCGGCTATGATTGACGTCACTTCGGCCTGTGCCTTTCCCCATGCAACCTTCGCATCGTTCAAGAAATCTTTGGAAGCATTTTCTTGAATAGTTTTTATACGGACGTTAAGTGTCTGAATACGTTTTTCAAGGGCTTCCGTGCTGACAGGCATCGCTTCTCCCTGTATTTGCGCCCATTTCTTGCCTGTATCTTTAGCCAGTTTCAGAAGATTCGAATAGCTTTGTGACATAGCCAATGCGGCATCTGCATTCATACCGTTAACAGAAGCTTCCCACTGGGTTTGTGCATCAGCTCTCACTTTTTCGATGTCTTGGGATATGGTGCCTTCCGCAGCTTTTATCATTTCGGACAACCCGGTCGTAAACAACTGAAAAGTTCCTTTGCTGGAATTAACTTCCGAACGGTATTTCTTGGCCAAGCCTGCATATTCAGCTTTTTCATCGGTTGAAAGGCTATTATAACCGTGGTCAGTACTCTTGTCAAACAGTTCTTTATACCGTTTCAACTCGGAAAGCCGCTTACGGTCATCTTCCAAATTCTTAATACCTTTCAATGTTTTCTCTTCACGCAACTCTTTGTTGTAATCCCTACGCACATCCGTCAGGTGTTCAACCAGTTCTTTCTCCGTCTTATATTGGTTAAACACAGAAGGCATAAGGGTTTTCAGTTCGTTCAGCTTCTCCAGTTTTTCCGCCTCCGTCCGATTCTCATCCTGAATGGCTGAAATCAACTCTTCTATTTTGCCCTTGCGCTGATTCAATAAATCCGCCTGCTCTTTCTCCCGATTATTCACCCGGCCTAATTCATCTTCCAGGACGGTACAACTTTTAGAATAAGCAACAGTGGCGGCAATCAAACCGACAACAGCCATTGTTACCAATACATAAGGATTGGCCAACATGGTTTTATTCAAAGCTGCGGTCTTCGCCTTCAATATATCCGTAACAGCCTGCATCTTGGTCATGCCGGCCATTTGCACCAACGTGGATTGGTAACGCAATTTCTCAGCAACGTGAACGGCCATGACAGCCGCCTTGTAGGAACCGTAAATGCTGATACAGGTTACAAGGGCTTTCCCTACTTCATCGTAGTTCTTGACAATGGCTGTTGCCATCTGAAGACCATCTACATATACATCCTGAAACTTGGTTCCAAGCCCGTTTAACATATCATCCACCGCTCCTTCATAATTGGATTTCATGCCGCGAACGCCTTCGCTCTGTTTCTCCAGCATACCATGAAACTTACCGCCTTCTGCCGTCGCATCGGCAAAAGCCTGTGCAACCATTTCGGCGGAAACGGCACCCTCTGACATTTCATCCTTCAACTGTGCCACAGACTTGCCGGTACGCTCTGAAATGGTCAGCAAAGGATTGAAACCGGCATTTATCATCTGGAGCAAATCCTGCCCTTGTAACTTGCCGGTGGCATACATTTGAGAGAAAGCCAATGTCATGGAATTAAAACGTTCGGCATCTCCCATTGTAATATCACCGATTTGCTTTAAGATTGGGATTACACGTTCCGAATCCACACCAAAACCTAACATCATCTGGGCACCTTTGGACAGGTCATCCAACATTAAAGGAGTTTCTACGGCAAAATCTTTAATTTCCGTGAAGAAAGCACTTGCCTTGCTTTTACCGCCCAAAAGAGTATCAAAGGATATTTGGAAACTGTCAATCTGGCCACGTACATCCATCATGACCTTACCGAACTCTATGGCCTTGTCAACGGTAAAAACCGCACCAACGGTCAGTCCGACACGTTTAAGCGTCGAATCCAACAGGTTGGCTTTTAACCGTGCATTGTCAAGACCGCCGGACAACCTGTCACGCATCAAAAATTCGATTTCTACCGGTTTCATTTATTTTAAACGTGATTGGAATAATTCGGTTATACGGCTTTTTCTTTTACCGGTAGCCGCAGACGGTTTGTTTTTCTTCTGTTTCTTATTTATAGGTTTACTGTCTTCTTGCCCCGGTTTTCTTCCGGTGCTTACATAATGTGGTGCATCATGTAACATCATCTGCAAAGTCTGCAAGTTTATACCCCAAAGGATATAATTAACGCTCCATCCGGTGGCAGACGCTATTTGCCAGATAAACCCGAAGAGGCTATGGGAACCTTCATAACGACTCGTTAACTCCCCTTCTTTTGTTGGCTCTGATTCAGCGGGACTGTCGGATTCGTCTTCTCCGCTGATCTGATAATATTCTCGAAAGACTTGGTTCCCAAAAGGGAAACAAAACGGGTACAGGCGGCTTGCAGATAAACATCATCCACCCACCAAAGCAATATCCATGACACCAAAGGAGATAAAAGCAGACCGGAATATCTGCCCCGACAAATGGTAAGCGCAATCATCCGGCAGACATCATGGCCATGTTCAACCATGAAGCTCATCTGTTCCTCTTTAGTAAAGTCACGCATCTTCTCATAGGTGACCCCTATTTTCAAGTAAAGCCGGGCAATACGAAGCTGAGTTCCCAGTTTGGGTCGTTTCATCGTCATACGCAATTGCACCGGCTTTTTTCTGAAAGGAAGACGGAAACGCCAAAAAGGAATGGAAACGCCTACGTCCAGCAGGGCTTCCGCCACTTGGGGTTCCACATCCTGTTTATTCATCTTCTGTCGGGGTTGGTTCGTCAGTTCCCGCTACAGGCAAATCCTCACCGGCGGACACCGAAGCCGCCACAGAAGCAGCCTGCCCCTCCAGCTTCGCAAAATCATCTTCCGTCATGTTCTCAATTTTATAGGGAGCCGTCTTGGTATCTACCGCAAGCGGTGTTATGGTAGTCTTGATTTTGGCTACCCCGCTCAAAGTCAGCTTATCACCCAGATAAGCGGTTATGGTACCCTTTGGAATAGTTATCTTGTGCCCACTGAATGTGTAAATCACAACTTTATCCGATACCTGCGTCAACTTGTTTGGGGCTTCCCAACCGGTAGCCTTTTCTCCGGTCTTTATAACCTTACCACCCATCACCCTTACCAGATTTTCATAAATCAGATGAATCAGGTCAAAAGTAGGCTTGATGGTTCCGTTTGATTTCGGAATAAGAAGAACCGGCGCACCCGGTATTTGTGAAGCCTTGACTTCCGTTGCCTCACCGGCCTGACCACCCAAATCAAAAGAATCCTCTTCTATAAAACCGATGTCTGTATCGCCTACTTCCATCAAGGCAAGACCGTATAAAAAATCTTGTACATTATCCATTTTTCCTTTTATTATATATGATTATTGTTATGAATACTCCGGCTATAAAACCGGATAAGATATATTTGAACGCCGTTTGAATACTCACAGAATACTGTTCCGTATGCTTCTCATCCGTCATGGTCTGCCCCCGAATGCGCACAAGTTCACGCTCATAATACTCGCAAAGCATTTGCAGGCTGTCGCAACTCGCGTAAATGCGTATTGTATCCTTGTCATGCTCCACCTTTACATTCGCCTGTCCGCTTTTTTGTGTATAGGAAGCGGAAGGCGGAAGGTTAAGGAGGCTTGCCGTCGGGATTGTTAGGCTCACCCTCGACTCCGGAATCCCTATCGGCTTCAACACCCGGATTTCGGATAGTAGGCTGTCCCGAAGGTCTTCTGTCCGGCTTGCCGTAGTTATATGCCCGTGTGTTCTGCAGCTCTGCACGCATAGGGCAAACAGGCCAATAACGGCACACGGAAGCACGCGCCACAATCTGTTCAAGCCTGACAAATTTCTTGTAAAGATTTCCGTTTTCATTTCGCAATTCAATTAGAGTTTTTTGCTGGTCTTCATACATGGTCTTGTAGGTATCGTGTACCTCCTTGACTGTCCGGGTATTCCGCAATGTGCGGTTGGTGAGCCAGACGATAGCAGTACCCAAAACAGGAACAAGCCATTGAAGAACTGTCATTATGGTATCCATCGTGGCTCATCCTTTTATCACTTACCCTTTCGAACCGTCCTTATCCGCAAACAGTCCAAGAAGCCACTGAATCAGCCCGGTGTCCGCCACGCCATTTGCCACTAAAGAAGAACCTAAACCGTAAAGCAAAGCCATATACCATGTCATCCCGGAAACAAATCCTACATCCAGCCACCACAATAACACAGCCGCCACAATACCGACACACCAACTGACTATTTGCGTTGTCAGTCCTTCCATTTTCGGGAACAGGGTTTTGATACCTTCAATAAGCAATACTACACCGCCGACAAAACCGGCGAAAGTGGCGATCATACTGTTATAGTCTACTTCCGGTACTGTAACCGTTTGGGCAAAAGTGGCTGATGCAAATCCAAGCATCAGCACAAAAAAGAAAAGAAATCGTTTCATGTTGTTAATTTATTGAGTTATACCTATTTGTTTAAGCCATTTCTGTACATCGAAACTGGGGCAGGCCTTGGCCGCCAGTTCATTATGCCCGACAATTTTCACGTTGGGAAAACGCCGGTGGAAGTCCTTCACGTACTTCTCCAATGCTTTTACCTGACAAGCTGTACGGGTGTCTTTCGGAGTTTTGCCGTCACTGGCAACACCACCGGCATAGACTACATGGCGGCTCACGGAATTGTAACCGGCCACCCCGTTAGTCACTTCCCACGGGTCTACATTCGCATCCTCGTTATTGTCCACCAAGCGTTCTATTCCACCGTTCAGATGAAACAAGTCAGTATATCCGACCTGCTTCCAACCACGACCGCCCTTAGTGACCGGATTGGTATGCCAGGCGCGAATCTCCGCACCGCTTACCTCACGCCCTTCCGGAGTGGCCGTGCAATGAATTACGAGATATTTCAATGCTGCCATTATTCCTCCGGAATGCTCTGTATTACGGTAATATCCACCTTTTTGCTCTTGTCGGCATCAAGTGTCAGAGTAATAATACCAGTTTTCGCTTTCCCGGTAGTATTAGCCTCCGCAGTAATACTGATACCGTCATCGGTACCTTTGACAGTAAAACCTGCCGGAGACGCGCTTATGCTATACTCACCGCTGGCCGTTACAGCCACTTCTTCCGTACCACCTTCCGGCGCAATAGTCACCGTACTATCATCCACCGAAATAGTTCTCTCCGCTGATTTAAACACCGGGGTCTTACGGGTGTCAAGTACCACAAACTCTTCACCGAAAGCAATATTAGTATCGGCTTTCATCAGAAGTTTAAAGAAGTACAGTTCGCTGGCATTGGCTATTTTATCAATCTGAATGACATCTTCGTCATCCTGCAAATTGACGGCGGCGAAGAAATTGCCGTTCGCATCCGGAGAACAAAGGCTGACTACAATCAAATCATCCGGCCATGCCGCCAGTGTCTCAATGGTGATTCCCTTGTAACGTTTGCTATTCACATCCGTTTCGCTGGCATTTTTCGCCTCACGTTCTGTCAGTTCATCATCATACTTATCGAAGTCGTCCACGCTCATTATGATACGCAGATTGGGGTTATTACGCATAGGTTTCGGAATCATTCTGCGCACGGCCTTCAATTTGCCAATCATGGTTGTCTCATCGGAAGAAACAACAATCACCTCGGAATCCTTCGCCGCCTGCGTCAGAATACCATTCATCAAATGGTCATCATCGTTACCGAACTCGCCATTGATATAATGATCGCCCAACTCGAATTTTACCTGTTTGGTCAGTTCTTCCAACAAGACATTCTGGGCTTCGGGGGGAAGTTCCGCAAACACAAGGTTTCCTTTAGGTTGCCACTTACGCCAGATGTGCTCAAAAGCACGGGGATTGAACACTGTAAAAGCCATGAAGTCCACAGGATCCAGAGACTTTTCCGAATAGTTGAAATTTCCTTTGGAATCTTCAATTTGAGGGTTTTCTTTACGCTTCTGGAGCATTTTACCACTTTTGATACGTGGCAGGCTCATTTTCTTTTCCACACCGGGAATGACATAAATCAGCCCTTTATCAACAAACTCATTGCCGGTAGAGGCGACGGTCAGAATCTTTTCAAGTACCTCGCCGTTGTAATTGGTATTTTTTACTACTATTGCCATATTGATACTGGTTATTTACGGTTGTAATTATCCCGGATTTCATTCATACGCTTGTCCCACGGACTTTCACTTCCACCGGGAGCAATATGCAAATCCGTTGTCACTCTCTTTTTTGGTTTCAGGTTCTTCAAAGCCTTCTCACCGTTTTCGCGGTCACTATCCAGCAGATTCTTGTAGATGGCGCGAGTTTCGGCATTGATACGGCCATCACCTTCCGCATCATCCAGCAGTTTCTTTTTGGCGGCTTCGTCATCTTCCTTTGCCTTGTCTTCAAAAACCTTGTTTTTCTTTCTAAGGTCTTCCACCTCCGTTGTCAGGGAAGGAACCTTACCGGCCTCCGCTTCCAACTGATCCATAATGCGGAAAACATCCGCATCCGTCGCGCAATCCTTGAAGCGCGGACGTTTCTTCACTTCTTCTAAATTCATTTGATTATGATTTTGTGGCTGTTGCTTCAGCCGGTTATTGAATGTCCTGTAGATTTGTTCCGGGGTACTGTCCTCCGGTACCGGTTCCGCATCATAGATACCGTCAATAAAACCCAATGCAAGTGCTTCATCAGCTTTCAACCAATGGTCGGTATCATCAAAGTAGCGCGCCCTGATTTCTTCCTCACTGATACCCAATTTAGGGGCATACATCTGACACAGGGTATTTTCCAAAGCCTCCACTTCTTCCAGACACCTGCGAAGCTCCGTTTTGTTTCCGTAGCAACCGCCGGAAACACTATGCAGCATGAGACGGGCATATTTGCTCATTTTGACCGGCTTGCCGCATAAGGCTATGACAGACGCCATACTGGCCGCTATCCCGTCCACATAAATAGTTATGTCAGCCTTGCTGTTCCGGAAGGCGTTAAAGATGGCGATGCCTGCATATACATCGCCACCGTTGCTGTTAATCCTGACATCAATCTTCTTATATGCAGCTTCCGCCTCTATCAGTTCCCTTGCAATATCACCGCTACGTACATCCTCATACTCTCCGATGTCTCCATAAAGCAGGATGCAACACGCATCATTGCCGGGTATCATATTGAAAAATCTATTCATCATTTATTCGTTTTGATAGGCTCTCCGCCCGTTTTACGGTGCAAAAATGAAGCTATTTAAAGGGGTACGCAAATCCGGTTTTTATCATACCGGACTTATAATGTTACCATAACGTTATAAAGTTGTATCATGCGGCGGCCACTTTCCTAACTTCCTTTTTTAGAGCAATTTTGCAAATAAAAAAGGTATCAATATGGCAGATTTAAGCAACCTTCAAAAGAAAGAATGGGCAAAACTGCTCTTCACCAAAGAGAATCTTACACAGCAGGAGATTGCCGAACGTGTAGGGGTGTCGCGCGTCACCATTAACAAATGGATAAACTCTGAAAACTGGGAACATCTGAAAGTGTCCATTACCATCACAAGGGAAGAACAATTAAAAAATATGTACCGTCACCTGGCAGACCTGAACGCCGTCATCGCAGACCGCCCGCCAAGCGAAAGGTTCCCTAATCCGGCAGAAGCCGACACTATTTCCAAACTGGCAAATGCCATCAAGAAAATGGAAACAGACGTCGGGGTAGCAGACATAACATCCGTATTCGGGGATTTCATGAAATGGCTGCGTTCGTTTGACATTCAGCAGGCAAAGGCCATCTGTCCGGTATTGGACGCTTTTGTAAAATCAAAACTCACTTGAAATGGCAAAGAAGAAGCTCACACCAAAAGACAGACTTGCACTGGAGCAGTGGAACGAACTGGTGGCATCCATCAAGGAAAGTTCAGACATCAACACCTCGGATTCGGTAGCCGATATTGAAACCCGTAAAAAAAGGCTGGAAGCAGATGACGATGCGTGGTTCAAATACTACTTTGCCCAATACTACACTTGCGAACCGGCAGTCTTCCATAAGAAGGCCACCAAACGAATTATGCAGAATAACCGGTGGTATGAAGTACGGGCATGGTCAAGAGAGCTGGCTAAGTCCGCCCGTTCCATGATGGAAATAATCAAACTGGCTTTAACCCGGAAAATCCGGAACGTACTGCTCATTTCCAACTCTGCGGATAATGCGGAACGCCTGTTGTTGCCTTTCATGGCCAATTTTGAAGAGAACCAGCGCATCATTCAGGATTATGGCGCACAGAAAAAGCCGGGTTCTTGGGAAACGGGGGAGTTTACATGCCAATGTGGTTGTTCCTTCCGGGCTATCGGTGCCGGACAATCACCACGCGGTACCCGTAACAAGAACTTCCGACCGGACTTTATCCTGATTGATGATATAGACACCGATGAAGAATGCCGCAACTTGGAACGCATTAAAGCCAAATGGAAATGGCTGGAAGAAGCATTGATACCTACCATGTCCGTATCAGGCAATTACCGGATTCTCTTTAACGGGAATATCATTGCAGCGGACTGCTGTATCACACGCGCCATCGCCAAAGCTGAGGAACTGAAGGTAAAAGGTATCGGACATGTGGATATTATCAATATCCGGGATAAGAACGGTCATTCGACATGGCTGGAGAAGAATTCGGAAGAAGACATAGACCTGTTTCTCTCATTGGTCAGTGCATCGGCTGCACAAAAGGAGTTCTTCAACAATCCGGTTGCGGAAGGTGAGGTATTCAAGGAAATTGCCTACGGGAAAGTACCGGCATTATCCAAATTCAAGTTTCTTGTTATATACGGCGACCCGGCACCGGGAGAGAACAAGACAAAGAAAAGTTCGACAAAGACCGTATGTCTGCTGGGTAAAATAAACAGCAGACTGTATGTTATCAAGGCGTTTCTTGACAGAGGGTTGAATGCTGAATTTATAGATTGGTACGTAAAATTGCTGGAGTTTGTCGGGGGGCGCACTTCCGTGTATTGCTACATGGAAAACAACAAATTGCAAGACCCGTTTTTCCAGCAGGTATTCCAGCCGTTGGTAAGAAAAGTCAGAAGGGAAAGGAATATTTCACTTTACATACGTGGGGATGAAGACAAGAAGACCGACAAGGCGACACGTATTGAGGCGAACCTTGAACCCATGAACCGGGAAGGAAACCTGATACTCAACGAAGCGGAAAAGGACAACCCGCACATGAAACGCATGGAAGACCAGTTTAAACTGTTCAACCTTCAACTCACATTCCCTGCCGACGGTCCTGACTGCGTGGAAGGGGGAAACCGGATATTAGACAGAAAACTGCGTGATACGGAACCGCCGAAGAAGATTTCCCGGAAAGCGTTGCGCATAAACAATAAATACAGACAATGAGCCAATTTATAGAACTAAATGATTATGATGCGAGTATCCATAAAGAAATACTGGACGCATTGGTAAGGGAAGATGATACCCTCGTGGAAATTTGCGAAGACCGGGCTTTAGCGGAAATGCGATGCTACCTGTCAAAACGCTATGACTGCAACAAGATTTTCAACGCTACCGGCGAAAACCGGAACCAGCTTGTCCTGATGATAGCCATAGATATAGCCGTGTACCACATCTTTTGCATACACAATCCGCGCAATCTTTCCGGCATACGGAAAGACAGGTACGACCGGGCTAAAGAATGGCTCGCCGATGTAGCAGCGGAAGAAATAAGTATTGAAGGAGCACCGCTTCTACCGGAGGAAGAACGGAAAACAAAAGCAAATTTCCGAATAAAAAGTAACCGCAAACGTGTAAATCATTTCTAAATATGAGTAGAAAAAAGAAAAACAGGATAACGGTCGGCGGCAACATACCCAGACCGGGACAAAAAGGGGCACGGACGATTGTACTCACACAGCCCAAACGGTTTGGGATTGATATAGCGGACTTCACGGCATCCATACATGCAGCCGAGAATGTGGACTACTCGCGCCGGTATAAGTTATACGACTTGTACAGTGACATACTTATGGACACGCATCTTTACAGCGTGATTGACAAACGGATAAAGGCTGTTTTGGCCACAAACATAGAGTTCCGCAGGAATGGTAAGCCGGATGAGGAAATAAACGAACAGATTCGCTCGCCGTGGTTCCGCCGGTGTGTCGAAGATATTCTATCCGCACAATGGTGGGGATTCTCCCTTATGCAGTTCTATAAGAACAAACAGTGGATAGATTACGACCTGATTCCACGCAAACATGCAGACCCGGTACGAAAAATCATCCTGCGCCATCAGACCGACATTACTGGAACCCCGTGGGATGAATACGCGGACTTGCTGTTCGTCGGGGATGCGGATAATCTGGGATTGTTGGCCAAGGCTGCACCGTGGGTTATTTACAAAAGAAATACCACTGCGGATTGGGCACAGTTCTCCGAAGTGTTCGGTATGCCCATACAGGAATATATCTACGAAACGGACGATGATGATGCACGGCAAAGAGCCATTGACGATGCGACAAACGCCGGAAGTCTGGCGGTGTTCATTCATGCCAAAGATACGGAACTGCAATTGAAAGAATCCGGCAACAAGACCGGAACGGCGGACTTATACGAAAGATTGTGTGAACGGTGCAACAATGAAATATCAAAACTATTCCTGGGCAATACACTGACTACGGAATCTTCCGACAAAGGCACACAGGCTCTTGGAACCGTACATAAGAAAGTGGAAGACAAGGTCACACAGGCAGACCAGCGGTATATATTGGATGTCCTTAATTACAATATGACGGACATATTCCTTTCGATGGGTATCAATACCGTTGGTGGCGAGTTCTGTTTCCCGGAACCTAAGGATATTGACAAGGCTGCTAAAATGAATATACTAAGCCAACTAAAGACATCATTTGACCTGCCGGTTTCAGATGATTACCTATATGAAGAATTCGGAATTGAAAAACCGAAAAATTACAAGGAGCTTAAAGCGGAAGCCGAGAAAAGAAGAACGGAAGCGCGGCAGGAACCTACCCCGGCAAAAGAAGAACTGGAAGACGAACCGAAAGACGATCCGAATAAACAGACGGAACCTTCACCCGGACAAAAAAGGAAATTTGCAAACTGGCTGAGCGGTTTTTTCGGCCACGCCCCGAAGGAGAACGACGGGGCTTTAGAATGGTGATGAACACTCTTTACCGAGATGCGGCCACGGATGTTTCTTCTGATTTCACTTTCGACGACGAAGTTTTAAAAGCATTTCTCAAACACATTTACAGCAAAGACTTCCATCCGATGGACGAAATAGAGGAAGGTATGTTCAACGCTGTATGGGAAAAACTGAACATCGCTACCGACAAAGGATTCGGAACACGGCAGGCTCACGATCCCGATTACGATTTCTATCAGGAACTGCGGTATAACAACGCCGTATTTTCCGCCTTCAAGGTACACCGGATGCAGAACGACATGGCGGCATTCCTGCTGGATTCTAACGGCAATCTAAAACCGTTTGAACAGTGGGCAAAAGAAGTGATGCCCATAGCAGACCACCAGGTGTACCAATGGTTGCGGACGGAATATGATACAGCCATTATCCGGGCACATCAGGCAGCCGACTGGAAACAGTTTGAAAGGGAAATTGATATTTTACCCAATTTGGAATGGATTGAATCAACCAGCGTGACACCCGGCGAAGACCACCGGAGGTTCTGGGGTATCGTGCGGCCTGTCAATGACACTTTTTGGGACAACCATAGGCCTGGTGATCGTTGGAACTGCAAATGCGGACTACGGAACACCGGAAAACGGGCTACACCCAAAAACAAGCTGCCGGATGGCAGCAAAAAAGACAACCCATCAGACGGGTTGGACGGGAATCCGGGCAAAACCGGCTCCATATTCGGAAAGACACACCCCTATATAAAGAATGCCTACGACGGAGCAAAAAAGGCTGTCAGAAAGCTAATGGGGAAAGTGGAAGAAGAGGAATTTTCAAAGAAAATGCCTGAGGCATTATTGCCGGAGCAGGATTATCTGAAAGGCAAGAAAATACGGTTCAAGAAGGACTTCTTCAACCTTATAGATGATACACCGGGAAAAGACATACGGTTCCAGATAGACATCAACGGTTCCGGGTCTTATTATATGCCGGACACAACAAAGGTAAGAGAAGGAAGGAAGATTGTGGATGTACCGGAACCCAAACGCCGCATGGTGCATATTGCCGAAAACAAACGCAACAAGGCAAGCGACTGGCATCGGGAGAGTGTCATATACCATGAGTTCGGCCATGCCATTGATGCACAAAGAAACATGTATGCCAGCAAGGAATTGAAGGATGTAATGGATAAGGGACGGATGGAACTGGGCAGACGTGGCAAATATAGTTATTGGGATATCAGGTACAACAGCGAGAAACAGGCATTCGCACCGGTCAAGGTAGAAAAAACAATGAGCCGCTTTGAATATGTGGACAAACGCCTGGGACAACTTTATGAAAAGGTGCGCCGCATGGACGCGGAAACATTCAAACGGCGTGGAATAAGCCAAGAGGATGTCATTGAACAAATATGTTCTACAATGGACACCATCATGTCTTTAAACAGCCGGTTCGGTTTCGGGCATAGCAAAGAATATTTCAAGATTACAGGAATGAGCGAAAAAGAATTTATAGCCCATTGTTTTGAAAACACGTTTGCCGGGAACAGGGTGTTTAAGAAATATCTACCGGAATTGTATGACGATATGGTCAAATATATAGAAGGGCTTACTCCATGACAACCTTAAAAGGACAATCCAAGGCACCGGCTTCCCAAAGAGGATTATCGTATTTCAAACGAATACGCCTTCCCTCACGCTCGCACTGTTCAAGCATGGGGAAAAGGGTGTCGCCAATCTCAACATGGGCAGCCTGCAATGTCTGGCCATAGTCCCGGTCTGCCGCATCTGACAGTGTGTAATACCGAAACAAGTCCTCACCCTTCATCCGGGAAGTGTCTATCATTTCGCTCATAAAATGGATTTTTCGCAAATATACAACATTAAAATGAAAAAAGATTATGGAGATACAAGAATTTACCAGAATACTGGCTGCCAAGCAAAGGGAACTGGACACACTTATGCGCCGGAAATTACCGGTACAAGTGGGAAACATGGCCAAAACGCACTATCAGGAGAACTTTAGACAGGGTGGTTTTGTAAATGACGGACTTCACAAGTGGCCGGATGCAAAAAGAAGGCTGTCCGGTAACAAATCCGCAGCAGCCAATTACAGAACCCTGCTAAGCAGCAGGAACCATTTATACAGCAGCATGAAGTATATTCCGGCTGATTACCGCGTAAAAGTGGCCAATGATGTACAATACGCGCCTTTGCATAACTGGGGTGGCGATACACATCCGCGTGTTACACCGCAAATGCGAAAATTTGCATGGGCTATGTATTACAAGGCCGCAGGGATAAGAAAGAAAGGCACTACGGGTAAAAGAAAAGGCAAAAAGAGAAAAAGGAATATTCCCCCCGAAGCTGAAAAATGGAAACGGCTGGCACTGACCCGGAAAAAGAAATTGAACATCCGAATCCCCCAACGCCAGTTTCTGGGTGAGAGCCGGGAACTGAACGAACAAATAAACAACAAAATCGAATCGGAAATCAGAAATATAATTTTTAAATGATATGGAAGAACTATTAATCGCACTGTTGGAGCGAATTTCCAACAAAATACCTGAAATCTCACTGATAGATGAGGATTGCGGACAACTGGAAGCACTGGAAGATGAAAACGAGGATATGTACCCGGTTACATTCCCTTGTGTACTGGTAGGAAACACGGACATCAACTGGACGGATATTGCTCCGGGAGTGCAAAAGGGAGAAGCGCAACTGACCGTCCGTCTTGCTATTGACTGCTACAATGACACGCATATAGGTTCCGGAACAACCGACAGGATAGCGGAAAGACAGCGTTTGAGCAACAAGGTTTATAAGACCATACAGGGATTCAGGGTAAACCGTTTTTTCGGAGCTTTAAAACGTGTCAAGAGCCGGGACTACAATCTGCCCGGAAATATAAAGGTCTATGAAAAGGTGTTTACCTTCTACTATCACGATGAATCTGCCCGATAGGATAGCCGGCATCGTCTGAAAACAAGGCCAGCTGCTTGTATGTCAGACGGGGGGCACGGACTTTGGGGACAGGCTGAATGTCCGGGTCTATTTTGCTCCGTTCACGAATAACGGCCATGATACGTTCTTCGGAAATAAAGAACTCCTGCTCCGAAAGTATCTTCAAAGCACGGTCAAAGCGTAAGCCTTGTGTTTCCGTCCAATAATAATAGCGGCGGCACAAGGCTTCATCACGTTTTTTGATTAGTTCTTTATCTCTTCCTTTGGGCATATTTGAAACTGGCTGATTTTAAGTGCAAAAATAATAAAAGGTTTCACACCGAACAATAATAA